ATGTCTAGATATAAATGATGCTTCTGCAGGTGTTATTTTTTTAATGTCAAATTCTGGATGTCTCCGATTGTATTTGTAAATCCTATCTTGTCCTGAAGGAAGTTTGATTGGTTTCAATGAATCTACAAAAAATAATGAAAAAAATAATACAATTCCGCTTTTGACAAATTTTTTTAAACTCATATGAACTCTTTTATATATAATTCAACTTTTATATATAATTCAATAATAATATATCTACAATTTCATAAACGCGGTTATGTAATCTGCGTGACTAACAAGTTTACTCCTTCCTTTAATTTTGTTTATTTTAGCTAATTCTTTTAGGTCTTTCATAACAACCCAACCACAACTTATTCGCCATAACATTTGTAGAGGAGATATTGACAATATACTATTTTTTGCATTTTTGTATAATGCAAATCTAGATTTTCTTCCAGTATTATCTAATAAATGAGATGCATATATCAATTGATGTTCGTTTAAAATTAAACCAGTAGCAAGATTTACAATTTCCATTTTGTTAATATATTTAAAAGAATGAATTGTTTTTGTATAAACATTTTTAGAATTTATGTAAGTTCTTATATTATCAGGGTCTTTTTCTGAAGCTACCATTTTACTTTTCATTTCTTTTATAAATAAATCTATTTTTGAAATATCATTTTCTGAAACAAATGTTGTCATTGTTTTTATTGCACAAACGTTTTGACGAGGTTGATTTACTGAATTAAATATACTATATAGTGGAATATTATATTTTAAAATAAAAGAATCTTTACGAAATGGTAAAAATTTTTTTAAATATTTTGGATTTGTTGTAGAATATTTTTTATCACCGAATCTGAATAATATGATTTGGTATTCGTCGTTTAAAATAGATACTAGTAAATATTGTAGTATTTTATTTTTAATATGATTTGGAGTCCAAAATGCAATAAACTGGTTTACTGTGATTGATTCCATTGTTTATTTGTATTGTCTTTTGAAAGACTTAATTCAATTTTATAAAATATGAATAATTCTTGGAATTATCAGAACGCGAAACATATAAAAAAAATGATTTTAAATAATATAAAAATATTTTTTTATACTTTTATGAAATGGATATTCCCATCGCTCCAGTAACAGTGACAAATGTAAATCGGGCTATTATATTAGATGAAAATGCAGATAATGTAATACATATAAATATAGAAGCAAAACAAATAATAAATCAAACGGCATTTTTAGAAGTGTGTCAAGTTCCTGAAGAAGAAACACAGGAAGGGGGTAATTACGATAACGACGCTTTGCGTATGAACTTTTCTATTTCAACTCCTATTTCAAGTCCCATAACAAGAAATAATATTTCTCGTTCTGTGACTTTGCCTTCCCGCACCATTGAAATATATGATGGCATTCCAACTCCTGATTCGTGGAGAGATAGACGTAATAGGCGACATCCTAATGGAAGTAATGATTCGGAAGGAAAAATGTTTGTGGCTTTCTTGTTTATTGTTGTGTTAATAATTATTGTAGTTATAAAAAAAAAATAAATTAATATATCTCCAGAAATTATATGGCTTTATCTAACTTAGATAAAAAAACATTAACAAACTTGTTTGAAATGATCAACACGACGGAAGATAATAAAGACAAATTACTCTTGTCAATAAAAAACGATTATTTATCATATTCTAAATTAAAAATGATACACGCTCAAATAAGTATGCTACAAAATGAAGCAAATAATATTATAAAGGTTCATAAATTTAATGATGAAATATCTAATTTAGAATGTTTATTCAAAAAAACACCAGGAACATATTATTACCTTTATGAAAAAGATAAAAAATATTTGTCATTAATACCACCAGATAAATGGTGGGGAGACCCAGGAAAGTTTATTATGAAAATTTATTACGATTTTGATTTATGTTTTTACAAAGTTTGATTAATTAAACATACTCGTAAAAGTTGGGATTTCAACTTCATCAGTAATGAAAGGACTCGTCGTTTGATTGTTCAGAATCAGTATCATCCGCACCTCGCCAACGATATGGTAAATTACTTTTTGCCAAAAGATGCCATTCAGTTCCGCTAGAGATAATAGTATAGTCCTCTTTTAGATATCGGGTCAACTGCATTGCATTATATGTATTTATACGTGGGTCGGTAATTCCCATGATATTTGCTTTTTTAATAACCTTGTAATGTTGCCACTTTTGCATTAATTCAATACGTGAATTCATTGAACCAGACGAAGGTATATACCAAACAGAATACCATTTTGTCGTATTGTCACAAACTCCCAAATAATCTTGCATAATTTTCTTTGAAAGTACGCCTCCAAAATTTGTTCCATATTTTGAAATGAATATTTTTTGAATTGTATTTGAAATTTGTTTTAATTTTTTGTATTTGTTTGTAATATCGACCACATTTTTTATATCCGATGTTCTCGTTCCATAATAGGTTTTTATATTTTCTATTTCTTGATAATTAGATTCTCTTTCAGGGTTTCGTGAACTTCTGCGTAGTGTTGGCGGTATCGGCACTCTGATATAATGGTATGTTTTTGATCCAGTTTTTATCATTTTGAAATGGTTGGTTGCTTATTTATTTATTTACTATTATATAAGTTTCAATTTTATATTATAAAAATTACATAATTAGTTATTCTTCTTGTCTGGGATGATTAAACAAAATTATTAAACTAACAATAAATATATTTGAATAACAAAACAAAAAAAACAAACATATTATTTTTATTTTACGATCTATATTATTAAACATCTGAATATTTGAATTAGAATTCGGGATTGTTATAAAAAAATGTCTGTTTCTTGGCTGTGGTGGGTGTAGAATTATTATACATTCGGTTTCTAATGAAGCAGTTTGATTCGTTAATTGTGTCGGTTCTACATCTGTATATATTAAATTATTTGAATTGTCATCAATAAGTGTCCCATGATTTATGTTTATTTCTACTGTATTTGCAACAGGAATATCCATAATATAAATAATTAATCATAACAAATTATTTATATCTTTTTTTTCTTGTAGCTTCTTTTTGTCTTTGTCTTTTTAGTTAAAATATACAACAATATTTCATTAAGTTTTGAATTTTTCTCGCGTAATTTTTATGCGTTATCTTGATGATCTGTTATCATATTTTCATAATAAGTTATTCTTGATTTTAAAAGACAAATTTCATCGCATCTTTCTAAATACAGGTTCTTGAGTTCTGGTTGAGGACGAATGGTATTTTTTGTAAATTTGAGTTCTAAAGAACCAGAAGATACATTAATACAAAATGGAAAAGAATTATGTGAATTCAAATGAAAATCTACCACTTGTGGCGTATCATTCCATCTGGCAAAGTAGACGTACACCTCGAAAATTTTTGTCTTTTTTTACAATATCAATCCGACTAATTTTTCCACAGTCATCAAAATATTTGCCGATAGATTCTTTAATAGTGCTTTGTTTGGATTTACTATCAACGTCTTTGTCTGTTAATCCAAATATACGAATAGAAGTTGTCTGATCAATGCCTTTATCATTAAATAATTTTTCAAGATTTTCTGAAATCCTTGACCATTTTTGTTGTGCCATAAAAGATGCACTGCACTCATAGTATATTGTATTTACTCTATTTAAACTTTAAACTTTAAATTTTAAATAGAGTGTATATATATATAATAGTATGAGAATAAGATCAACATTAGAAATATTATATTATGCAAGTAATATTTACGTTATTCCATTAATAATTGAAAATCCTGAGATGAATAATCACGAAAGGCGTGCAAATATATCAAAATTAAATTATATTAAATCCGTAGTAACCGTTTTAGAAGATAATGATATAGAACGTGTAAATAATGCATTAGACTGGTTAAAAGAAATGCCATCCAATGACAACTTTGCGAAAAAATTAAAAAATAATTTAGACATGTATTATGCCACTATCGAAAAAAACATTTTAGATTTTGAAACGTTTGAGTTTGTAAGAAAAGAACTCAATTTGCCGACAAGTTGGAAAGATATAAAAAAAAATAATAATAGAACAATAAATAATAACAGAACAATAAATAATAATAGAAGAAATACAAAAAAAACAACAAAAGAAAAGTTATTAAAGCGGCTTAATATAGCCAAACCGAATCCGAAAATCAAACCGAATCCGAAAATTCCAAAAATAAAAAAACAAAACGAAAAAAAAAAAGAAATGGACAAAATACTTAGAGGGAATTCAGATTGGTATTACGATAAAATAAATGAAAGATTCGTAAAAGGAAAAGTTTCTAATATGTTGCTAGGTCTAGGTGCAGCATCAGAAGTAAATACTGAAAATAACGAATTAGGTATCCATATGAATGGTCATACTCTACTAGGTCTAGGTGCAGCATCAGAAGTAAATACTGAAAATAACGAATTCGGTATCCAATTGAATGATTATGGCTTGAGCGATGACCCGAGAAGAAACTGAATAATAATTTAATAATATAATAAAATTTAAATAAAAAATATCGTTTAATGATATGTTTGGAATCCCCGCTTTTTTAAAACATGTTTTGATAGAACACTATAATAAAACTATTGAAAATTATTATAAAGGCGAAGAGCTAAATGAAATACAACATAAACACTACTATATACAACCTGTAGAACAAAAAATTATAATGGATTTTTTTACAGTAGGTGTTTTATTTTATATTTTAAATAATTTATGAAGCTCTGATTGCTTCAATTTGTTCACGAAGTTCTTTGCATCTTTCGTAATCAATATTATCTGAAATTATTTCTTGGGAATCAATAAATAATTTCAGTTTGTCTTTTTTTTCTGAATTTCTCGTGTTATTTCTAATCATATTTATTCTAGAAATAAACTCTTTTTTGTAATATTTTTCAAAATTACAAAAATTAGGTGTTTTAGATTTATTTATAATTTCTTCAACGTTAATGAGAATAATTTTTCCAAACAAATTCTCTTTGAACATCCAATATATGTCATATTCATTTTTGTGATATTTTTCGATTGCATACAAGATCTCTCTTTCTTGACTACGAATTACAAAATTTTCGTTATTATGACACGTATCAAAAACGACTCTTTTATTATCTCCAAAAATACTTGTCAGTGCGTTGTTGTAATCGTCGCAAACAGTCTGAATCATCTTATTGTTGTCTTATATATGATATGAGTAAAAATACTTGGTTCAAAATAATTTCAATTTTTATTATCCAAGATTTGTTTCCTATTTCGCTTTAAAGGGAAAAGATATTGTTGTTTTTAAATATTATATTAGTAAATTTAGAATGGGGTATTTCTAAGTTTATATTATTGTGCGTGGGTCTAAATTTATTCCAATATTATATTTGGTTGCCCACCAAATACGATGTTGATATACTGACACACAAGACCATATTGCTGTAGTTGATGCATCTGTTATACTATCATCATCGCATACTATTCCGCCTTCTCCTAAAAACCTAATAGGCATATCATCATACCATACCCAATACCACTCGGTTGTGTTATCAACTACCGCTAAATAATCTTTCATAATTGTATCTGAAAAGACAGTTCCAAAGTGTGTCCCATATTTTTTGATGAACAATTTTTGAACAATCTTTGATATAAGTTTTAATTTTTTATACTTTTTTATAAATGTTCTGGCATTTTGTATATGGAATTTTCTTGTGCTATAAAATATTTTGACATCGTTTATTTCTTCGTGATTAATTCCTGCTTGCGGGCCTCGCCATTGTGGTATTATTGGTTTAGGAAATCTAAATTTTTCGTAAGTTTTTATAGATGTTTTTATCATGTGGTATTATTCTTTATTAATTATTAAACGGTTTTATATTATTTCAGAAAAAAAAATGTAAAGTTTAAAAAGGTTTGAGAATGTTGTAGTTGTTGTAGTAGTTGTAGTAGTTGTTGTGTTTGATAAGAAGTAAAGGTGAGAATAATGAGATGTGTTTGTAGTGTGTATGA